TGAAACACAGTAAATTTTATCCCAGTTGGAGTTGAATATAATTCTTGAACTTTAAATATTGATAGATTTTCCAATAAGAATGGAAAATTTCTCAAAACTTGAGGGAGAAAGGTTATATATTCCAAATGCAACTTTTGTAAAAGTGTATAAAATTGCAGGCATGGTAACTCTTATAGTAGATAGTGGAACAGCATTTTTTAATAAAGCTAATATCCCTATTTTTAATATCCCTGAAAAATATAGACCAAATGAAACTCTATATTTTAGTGCTTCTTATAGAAATAATACAAAATCTAATACATTTTTCTTATATGCTAATGGGAATTTAATAAAATCTGAAGCGGATGATAACCTGGGGGCTTACTACTTTACTATCAGCTATCCTGCTAAAATTTAATTAGATAATTTTAATATAAATAAATCTCTTTGTCTACAGATGTAGTCACAATGAGTCCTTGTAATATTTACTATATCAGATGTAGTTAAGTATGCTACAGAGACTATTGTTACATTAGTTTCTCTTCTAGCACTTATGACAGGTATATTAAAATCATGCCTAGTTACAATATTAGAGTTTATCATGATTGTTACATTTTCAGATGTATCTATAGTATTAGTAACTCTTTGTGTTGCTGAAATTAAGTATAAGCCGTTTTCAGTTACAGAAAATTTTTGATTTAAAATATCATTAGCATTACTTTTAAAAATTAACGAAATATTACCACTAAGTTTATTATTGTCTGTTGTAAAATTACCATATTTTGTTAATAAATTTTCCATACTAAAGTGGAAAATCTAATAAAAATTGATAATGGAATTACTGGAAATTATACAAAAGTTGGAGCTTATAGTTTTACATTTTCTAAAATTTATAAGCAAGTTCTAGGAGTTGCTATAAATGTATATAAGATTGGAACTGCAACAACTCTAGAAAATGTATACCTAACTGGTTTTAGTAATACTGGTTTTACATTCGTAAAAGACTGTGTAGATGCAAATAGAGCGAACGACATAAAAGTAGCTTATACAGTTTTTTATATTTAAATTCTACCAATTAAAAGTATAGTAAAACCAGCATTTACGTTAGCAACTTCAAATGTTTGTGTCGCAGGATTATACCAACCAACAACAGGTTGTCTATTTGTTGCATATAAGTCACCGTTATTATCTTCGATACTTATATAAACTCCATTTTGAAAAGGGACAGGTGATTTTATTGTAGTTTTAGTATAATCTGTAATTACACTAATGCTCATCATACACGTAGCGAAATTACCTATTTGCGTAATGTATGAAGAGCAAGAACTTATGTTAGACATACCTGTCGTTCCTGTAATGACTCTATGACTGATTAGATTTTCCATTCTTATTGGAAAATTTATTCAAATATTCTGAAATTTTCAAAGGTAGAGCTGGAACAAAAGGACAGGTACTGGGGAGTATTCCCAATAATTCAAAATTTATAGAAATAATAGGATTAAATTATGCTGATGATAATAATTTTTACTATTTTACTCCAATCATTTTAAGAACAGAAATTGTAAGAAATAAAGAGGTAGCAATTGCGGTAGGTATAACATCAGACATTAGAGAATTTATATTGAGTTTTAAAAACAACTTAATAACAATTACCTACTCTGCAGTTCCAAACTCTTCAGGAAATAATAACTTTATCAGTCAAGTTTTATCTATAAATGGTTAAGTTAAATTTCATTTTAAAAAAGTTGTTAACTGTCCCATAAATGTATTTGTGAGAGGGTTTCTAATATCTGTAGAAGAAACCATTAAAACATCATTAACTAAAGAAAAATGCCCACTAGTTCCATTATTTCCTGTGATGGCTGTTGCAGTATTATGACAACTATAAGGTAAATTACATTTATATGTAATTCCATAATTTACTTTTTCTATATTATATGTATAAGCAGCAACAAGAATTAAATTACCACATTGAAACACAGTAAATTTTATCCCAGTTGGAGTTGAATATAATTCTTGAACTTTAAATATTGATAGATTTTCCAATCTCTTACGATTTTCCCAGATAGACAACTCTTCAAAGTTCCCATCTGGAACACTTACTCTTCTATTTTGTGCTTCCTTACAAATATAGAATTTTTTGTTCCCTGGAAAATAGTAAACATTACCTTTTACTGCTTCTGTCAATGGAAATTTCCCGTCTTCTTTTCCTAGAGCAGAAACTACTCTATCATCAATTTCTTGAGCTGTTCCTGTGTATCCTCCCTTTTGTGTATAGTTAGTTTCTAAGAATTCTTTTGTGATGAATAGATCTTTTCCAACTCCTTCCACAATTATAGACTGAGCATTAGATGCAATTAAATTAAGTTTCAATTCTATCTTGAATGGTCCATCTGTCTCTGGTGGTATCCAAGAAGTTTCGTCTCCATCATTCATGTAGTAGTACATTATCTCTTGCCCATTATCGTTAACAAACACACCTATTTCTCTTGGATAATACCCTGTTCTAAGACTCACATTATCGATGTTAGTTGTCAAAATAACCGTGTCATGTTCTTGGTTTAGGGTTAATATTCCTTTCTCAACTTTTTGATTAATCAAATGTTCTAGCTCCGCAGGGTTATCATAGTTGTCTAGTCTACCATCGCCTATTTTAATCTTAACGAAGTTAATAGGCTTATTCTCTGCCTGAATTTTAGCCAAGTATTCTCTACCTTTTTTAGTTATCCCGTTGAATTTCATTTGCTAATACCTCCTATAACTTGTTTATATGCTTTTATGTAAATAGCATTATTTACAGTAAAGTCTTTCTTTTTGTTTTCCTTAGTTGCCAACAACGTTACTTCTTTAAAACCAGATATGTAGTACTTAGATGCGTTTATCTGCTTCAGCTCTATATAGTCTAAGTGGCTTCTAACGTTCTTATTAGCTTCTATGTTTTCCATTAATTCTCTATACTCTCCAGGATCTACTATTTTCTTATCTGTATAGATTCTAAAAGTTCCAGGTCTACCATTGTAAGCAGTCCATTCTTTTACATCAAAGCCTTTATACAATAGACCACATACGTCTTTTAATACCTTAGTTGTACCCATATTAATTTTAGAAAATATAGCTCTCTTAACTATTTTTTTCTTTTCTTCAAGAGTTGCATTTTTAGTGTATATAGAGTATTCCCATAAGAGCATATTAATCTCTTGCTCATTCATTAAATCTATCATTTCAAGCTTTTTTAATTCACTATTTATGATAGAGTTTCTACCTCTCAAGACGAAGTCTATAGACTCATATATCCATTTAGTTGTAGCATCATCTAAAGTAGATACTGCAGCAATGTCTGTTAATTTTAAGTCATCTATTAATATCATATGTCTTCAACTCCTAGATAATTGACTACTACACTAGCATTACACTTAGCAAACTGATGAGGCTCTAGCTTTTTGTAAGCTGGAGATGTTATAACAGTCCTCTTTACTCCAGCAAGCTTTAATCTTTTGATAAGTTCGTCAGGTATGATATCTCTTCCTAACTTATTTTTTTGCCATTCTATGTATTCATTTACTGCTGTTTGTACTTTAGTTTTTATTGAGTTAATACTGATTTCATCAGCTTTATTTATGTAATAATCAAATTCAACTTTATAATCCACAACTTCAGGGCTTTTTATAGTAACCTTATCTGTCAAGGGTCTTATTTCATCAGAATTCACAACTTTTAAAACTTGATTTCTCAACTCTTCGGAAGGAACTCCGTCTTTTGTAAGTACGTAGATATCAACTTCGCAAGGGTTTGGACTCTTAACAGTAACATCAACTATCTCTGGAGATGTTGATAAAGTCCAAAACACATATGCTCCTTCAGACCCAGCTACAGAAAAAGAGTCAGGTACAAGTCTTAATCTCTCTCTATAGACCTCATCTTCTTCTAGGTCTGTTCCACCATTTGAAATAGTGATATTTTCTACTTTAGAAAAGTAAGGATATAAGTCAACCATTGTATTGATATGACCTACAGGGATATTATTCCCTATTGTTCCTGGTGTTTTGCACGTAGCAATTCCATCTACAAATAAGGTATTTTCTGCAATAGAATACTCTTCATTTGTCTCAAAATAAAGGTCATTGTATCTGATTAAGCTTCCTTTTGGGATAACTATTTTCTTTTGCTTAGCAGATATGATATGGAATCTAAAAGTAGCTTTAGCATATTGCTCTTCTAGTCTTAATCCTCTATCTCCATACCTATCTCCCAACAGGTCTAATCTGTAATCTCTAGCATATTTTAAGTAATTTTGCTTCAGATTATCATTGTAGTTTTCTTCTCTCATAGCTATTAGGTATGCAACACTAGCAAAGATAAGTCCTTCTGGAGAGTGTTTAGAGATTTTTCTTCCGCTCAACTCTTCAAACTTTTCTTGCATTTGCTGTCTTAGTTCTTCAGCATTAGCTTCGATAATTTCATAAGTATCTTCGTTCATATAATCACCTCTATTTCTAGCATTATTTCTAAGTCGTTATTTTCCAACTTTAAATCTAAATTTTTAAGCAGTGCCCTTGGTTCATACTTCTTTAAATTAGTCATTAGTAAGCCTATAAGCTTATTTTTAATAACTGGAATATTTTTATCTATCATATCGCTATCTAAAGAAAATTCTCTCATTAGAGGCTGTTCTTCCTTTGTAACTCTTAGTATCATATGTACATTTCTTACTACATCTTCTATCTCATTTTGTGGGTTATAGTTTATTTCATCTTTAGAATTTATCAAATATATCATAACTTAAACACCTTCTTTTGTAGATTTTTTACAGTATCCTCATACTCAACTCCAAGAATAGTCTTAGCAGTTTGTCTGTACTCTATCTTTTTTTGATATTGTAAAGGGTCATCTACATACTCCAATAGGGTTATATCCAAATTGATATAATCGAACTCTCCAGTAACTGCATTAAAATGTGATAGTGTTTCGTCTATCCCAGTTATCAAAAATGGAAACTCTCCAATGACGTGATATCCTAGTATCAATGGAGCATATCTTCCCAACTCCATAAAATCTTTTAACATCTGCAGATGTAAACTAGGAGCTTTTGTAAGTCCTGCTATCAATTCTATAGACAAGCTAACTTCCATAAGTTCTCTACCTTGTTGTCTTACTTTACCAATCCCATAAATAGGCTCATGTTGAGTTATTTTAGCCTTTCTACTTCTTGATAATTCTTTCTTTAAAGAAAATACATTCAAGTCGCTAGCATAAAAAATTATGTCCCCTAAACTTCCTATCATGATGGACCTCCTGTCTTGCTATTTCCAGGCTGTATTCCTGAGTGAGTATGCTCATTAAGATTAATATTTCCTAATTTGGCAGTACCTTTAGTATCTGTATTAGATTTAAAAGTAGTATCTCCATCTACAGTTAAAGTCTTTTTTATTTCCACATCTGCTGTAATAACCACTTTTGTGATAGGCGATAATGTCAAAACTCCATCTTTGTAAGAATAGAATCCACCATCTGAGAATGTCCTTTTTACTTCTCCTTCTGAAATATCAGATGCTCTCATAGGACAACCTAAGATGTAACCTTGCTCCATCATATCTGGTAATGATAAGACTATAACTGTTTGACCCTTCTCAAGATGATAGTTATCCGAATGTGATTCTGAGAATGGAACCAGGATATTTAACCAATCTGAGATTTTATTATCCCTGTCTGGAAATATAACTCTTGCTTTACCATTAGCTATTACTATTTTTTTACCATTTATAGTAGCTATCATATCATAATTAATAGAAATATATAAATTTTTCATATCCATTCTTTTACTTTGTTGTTTTATAGCTTATCTACGTCCGCCGAACGAACCACCGGAAGAGAAACCTCCGCCACCTCCGGCGAAGCCTCCTCCGGAATGACCGCCTGAGAATCCGCCACCGGAATGAACGCTACCACCGAACGAAGAGCCCGAGTTAAAGCTGCCCGAATTATAGGAACGAGTGGGA